CTGGACACTACTCCTCAACGACACTCGCAGTTCAGGCTTCTACAAGATCGATCAAAGTATCTATTGGCGGGTCGATGATGGGACGCTTGGGTCCAGCCTAACCTTGGTTCATCAGGCCGGCGGCGGCGGGATGGCGATCATGTACGCCTTCTCTGGTGCTTCCACATCCACTCCAGCCGCCGCGCAATACGGGTCGCTCAACGCCGAGTCCGCCACCGTTGACTTCCCGGCACTTGGGTCATGGGCCTCAGGTAACGGCTACGACTTGACGTTCGGTGCATTCAATGCAATCGGCCATGGCATGACCGATGCAGACCCATCGGGCTATACGGCTGGCCCTTCGGCCACTGAAGACTTTTGGGGCAGGAGCCACGCTTCGCACAAGGCACTCTCGTCCGTTACGACAGTCGGTGCGCTATCGGCAACGTGGAGCGCGTCATACCCTAATGTCGGCGCTCACATCTTCATCAAGGAGCCGGCCGAGGCTGGTGGTGGCACCCTGTTCCTGATGCTTGAGGACAATTCAGGTTCATACGAACTGGAGGATGGTTCTGGTGGAACGCTCCTGGAGAGTTGATGCCTAGTTACGCGCTCGTGATGATCGTCAAGGACGCGATGGAGGACCTGCCCAGGACGTTGGCGGCGGCCAAGCCGTACATCAGCCACTGGACGATCTGCGACACCGGTAGCACCGACGGCACGCAGAAGTACATCCGCAAGACGCTCAAGGGCATCCCCGGCACGCTCTACGAGGACGAGTGGCAGAACTTCGGTCACAACCGTAGCCTCGCGTTCGCTCGGGCACGCGGGACAGCCGACTGGCTACTTTTGATGGATGCGGACATGGCCGTGACCATCAAGGAGGGGTTCGAGCCTGGCGGCGTGGATGCCTACACCATCGAGATGGGCGGCCATACGGCGTTCTCGTATCGGCTCCCACTCTTGGTTCGTGGCGATAAGGGTTGGCTATCAATCGGCCGCGTTCATGAGTACACCGCCTGCGAGGATGGCGGCTACACCTCGACACCAACGGATGACGTGACCATCGACATGCTGCCGATCAACCGGAGCAGCCCAGAGAAGTTCCGGATGCACGCCAAGTTCCTGGAAGAGTCGTTGGCCGAGAACCCGAACAACGAGCGCGATACCTACTACTTGGCCCAGACGTACAGCAGTCTCGGCGATCCACGGGCCCGCGATATGTTTCTTCAAAGAGCCAAGCTCGGTGGCTTCGAGGAAGAGGTCTTCTACGCCAAGTTCCGTGCGGCGATGCTGTGCGAGGACTGGCCGACCCAGATGGCCGAACTGATCGAGTCCTGGGAGTCACGCCCGAACCGCATGGAACCGGTCTGCGCCCTGGCTCGTGGCTTCAACTCTCGCGGCCAGCACCACATGGCCTATGCCCTCTCGAGCTTCGTGCCGGTCCACAACACGGATGTGCTGTTCATCCACACCGATGTCTGGGACTGGGGCCTGAAATTCGAGCGGAGCATCGCGGCTTGGTGGCTCGGCTATCATGCCGAGGCGAAGAACCTCTGTTCAGAGTTACTCGCGAATCCGCGCTTACCAGAGCACATCCGAGCTCAAGTCGAGATCAACCAGAAGTTCTAGAGGGAGACTACGTGAGGATCCTCATCACGGGAGCAGCAGGGTTCATCGGATCGCACCTGGCTGAACGGTTGCTCGAGCAGGGTCACGAGGTTGTCGGCATCGATGATCTCTCGACAGGGCGGATCTCCAACTTCCCCTCTGATGAGCAGGAGTGGCGCGGAGCTGGCGAATTGCTCATCGGTGACATCCGTGATCCCCTGGAAACCGTCATCGGTGACGTTCGCAGTGGCTGGGATGCCATCTACCACTGCGCCGCAAGCTACCGGGACCGTAACAACTGGGAGCGGGACGCCTCGACCAACGTGCTCGGCACGATCAACGTCATCCGAGAGGCCCACCGTACCGAGGCCAGGCTCATCTACTTCCAGACGTCGCTGTGCTACGGGCCGAACCCAGCCAGTCCGATCATGGTCGATGCACCGTTGGACCCTCGTGGCTCCTATGCCGTTTCCAAGACCGCCGGCGAGACGTACATCCGAGACAGCGGCCTGTCGTTCGTATCGCTCCGCCTGGCCAACATCTATGGCCCACGGAACCTGTCGGGCCCAGCTCCGACGTTCTTCAAGCGACTCGAGGCCGGTGAGCCCTGCACGGTCGTCGATAGCCGACGTGACTTCGTGTACATCGATGACCTGGTCAGCGTGGCGACCAAGGCGTTGACTGCTGGTGCCGGTATCTACCACGTCTCATCGGGGACGGATACGAGCATCGCGGAGCTTTATGACGCGGTCGGTCACGAGATGGGCGTTCCATTCGATGCCCCGACCCTGATCCCTCGTGGACCAGATGATGTGGCCACGCTCTTGCTCGACCCGTCGGAGACGTACCAGGAGTTCAACTGGCGGGCGAAAACGCCGCTGCTCGATGGGGTTGCCGCAGCCGTGGAGTGGTACCAGCGGTATGGCGTCAGCGAAACGTTCAGCCATCTCACGGTGAAGGGATGATGCTGCTCGATCTCATTCGGACCGCTGTCGCCGAGAGTCTCGATGGGAAGGTCGGCATCCTCGTCTCTGGAGGACTCGACTCTTCGACGGTCGCTTCACTGGCACCCAGGGAACTCCCGACGTTCACCGGCTACTACGACCTCGAGGGGTTCGATGAGCGGCACTGGGCACGGCTGGTCGCACACCCAGAGCACCACGAGATCCTCATCACGCCACGGGACTTCGTCGAGAACTTCGACCAGATGCAGACGCATCTCCGCCCGCCCATCATGGGCATGGGCACGTTCGGGCAGTACATGGTCAGCAAGTACGTCAGCCAGTACGTTGATGTGGCGCTTTCGGGCGAGGGGTCCGACGAGTTGTTCGGTGGCTACGCCCGGCAGATGATCGTCGCGGGCGAAGCTCCGCCGGAGGGATACGAGCACTACCACATCCCGCCGGGCTATCCGACAACGTTGCCCGAAGCGCTCGCCTATGACTACAAGCGGCTGCCGGACTTGCTGGCGGTCGATGACCAGATGACCGGTGCGTTCGGTCTTGAGGCTCGCGCACCGTTTACTGACAGGCGCATCGTGGACTACGCCCTTGCTCTGCCACCTGAATGGCGAGTCGGCAAGCGGCATCTCCGTTCCGCCGTCAGGGGCGTCGTGCCCGATGAGATCATCGACCGCAAGAACAAGATGGGCTTCCCGATCCCGCTGGTTCACTGGGCCCAGGAGGAGCCGGTTCGGTCCTTCATCATGGATCGCATCGGCTATCTGCCAGACCCCGAGCAACCGTGGGATCGAGCCTGGTGGTACGAGCTCTGTAACCGTGGTTGGTTGTGAAGATCACCGCCGCTCTAGCGTGGTGGGATGAACTTCCAGAAGACCTCGACCGTTGTATCCGGTCACTAGGGAACATCGCGGACAAGGTCGTTGCTGTCGATGGGGCTTATCGTCGGTATCCGGGGGCGACGATCACGAGTCCGCCTGATCAGGTTGTGGCCATCCGTGAGGCAGCCACCGCAGTCGGGATCGAGTGTGAGGTCATCCAGATCGACCGGCTCTGGGCTGGTCAGGTAGAAAAGCGAGCGCGGCTGCTCAATGCCGCTGGTATCGGGTCAGACTGGATCGCCGTGGTCGATACCGACCATATCATCAGCACCGATCGAGAACTGGCGCGAGACGAGATCAGCCACATGGGGCCAGACGTAGATGTCATCAGCGTCACGTTCTTCACCCCAGCAAATGACGAACGGGACATCAACGAGAGCTCGGCTACGGGTTGGCACCAGTCGATGAATGGTAAGCGTCTGACCTTATCCCATCTGTTTCGAGCGCTTCCTGGTTTGACCGTTGAGCGGTTCCACTGGTGGTACATGGCCAAGAAGGATGGGCAAGTAGTCGGGTTGCGCTATGGCCTGAAGGTGGATGATGGTCATCCAGTCCTCGAGGCCCAGATGCTCAAGACACCGTATGAGATCACACACCTCTGTCTCACCCGAGACGAGAAGCACATCCTTGCCAACCGAGCGTTCTGTAACGACCGCATCATGGTGGTCGAGCAAACCAACCAGGAGGACGACGTGCCAGGGCTGCCAGACCCGGTGTTCGACTACGTCACCATCCCGTACTGATGAACGAGGTCGAAGCGTTCTGGACCGGGTATACCGTTCGTAACAAGGAGTTCACCTCAGCAGAGGAGTCGTTGGCCTACCTAGAGT